GGGAGGCGTGGCTCATGCCAAGTTTTCCGACCTCTCCCCGGCGGGCTGGCAACGATGGGTAAGCGAGGCCCGGCCCCGGCGCCCACCGCACTGAAGCTGATCCGCGGCGACCGAGAGTCGCGTGTCAATCGCGACGAGCCGCTGCCGGCGGAGGGTCAGGTGTCTGCGCCCTCGTGGCTGCCAGCGGAGGCGCGGGGGGTCTGGGATCGGCTGGCCCCGGACCTGATGGCCAAGGGCGTGCTGACGCCGTGGGATGTGGACGCGTTCGCCGACCTGTGCTGCCTGGTCGTGATCAACCGGAACGCACTGCTGGACCTGGACAAGAACGGGACCAACTGCACCGTCGTGGACCGCGAGCTGTCCGACGGCACGATCATCTACCGGCTGACGAAGAACCCGTCGTGGCAGGTCGCCAAGGAGTCCACCGCGCTCATTACCACCCTCGGCGGCAGGTTCGGGCTCAACCCGTCCGACCGGTCCCAACTGAAGGTGAAGGGCGAGGAGGATGGCGGGAAGGGCGCGGAACGCCTCCTCGGGTGACCCTGCCTGCGGGTACACCCTGGATGGGAAGACCTGCCGCAAGCGCGGTGATCACTTCTGCGCACCGAGGGCCGACCACGCGCAGAAGTTCTTCGAGGAGATCCTCGTCCACACGAAGGGCCGCTACGCCCGGCGCCCGTTCGTGCTGGCCCCTTGGCAGCGCGACCAGATCATCCGTCCGGTGTTCGGCACGGTCGTGTGGTCACCCGAGTTCAACGAGTACGTCCGGCGCTACCTGATCGTCTGGATCGAGCTGGCCCGCAAGAATGGCAAGAGCGAACTCCTGGCCGGGATCATGCTCTACCTGCTCGTCGCCGATGGCGAGGAGTCGGCTGAGTTGTATGGCTGCGCCCGGGACCGCGAGCAGGCATCGCTGGTCTTCGACGTGGCGATGCGGATGGTCCAGCTGTCGCCGCTGCTGAATCGTCGGCTCACCATCCGGGCCCACCTGAAGCGCATCATCGACACGAAGTCGAACAGCTTTTACCAGGTGATCGCCGCCGACGCGGCGGGCGCGCTCGGGTCGAACCCTTCGGGCGTGGCGGCCGACGAGATCCTGGCCTGGCGGGACCGCGGGATGTGGGACGCGCAGCGGACCGGCATGGGCTCGGGCGCCCGCCGTCAGCCACTGCTGGCCGCCGCGACGACCGCCGGCAATGACCCGGCTGGGTTCGCCGCGGCGATGCACGCGGAGATGCAGCGGATCGCTGACGACCCCGACCGCACGCCGCACGTCTTCGTGTACATGCGCAACACGCCGCGCGAGGCGGACCCGTTCGACGAGCGGAACTGGCCGTTCGCCAATCCGGCACTCGGCGACTTCCTGTCAGTCGAGGCGATGCGCAAGGAGGCCCTTGAGGCCCGCAACGACCCGGCCGCCGAGAACGGGTTTCGACAGTTCCGACTCAACCAGTGGGTGAACCAGGCCACCCGATGGATGCCGATGCACCTGTACAAGGCGACCTCGGGCGACCTGTGGCTGAACCCGGAAGTCGGTCGAAACGCCCTCAAGGGCCGGCCAGCGTGGGCCGGGTTCGACCTGGCCGCCAAGATGGACCTCTGCGCCTGGTGCCTGATCTTCCCGGGCGCGGACGGCGAACCACTCGATGTGCTGTGGCGGTTCTGGCTGCCGGAATCCGCCCTGGTGCACCTGGACAAGCACAACGACGGCAAGGTCTCGCGCTGGGTGTCTGAAGGGTGGATCCGGGCCACCGAGGGCGAGGTCATCGACTACGACACCGTCTACGAGGACGTCGCCGCCGACGCCCAGCGGTACCGGATCGTCGGCGGGGACTGCGACAAGTGGTCGATGTACCCGGTGATCCAGGAGATCGCCAAGCGGACCGGGCTGCGCGAAGAGCAGAGCCTGATCCCGCGGCAGAACAGCTACGCCGACATGACTCCGGGCATGACCGCGCTGATGGGGCTCGTCAAGGAAGAGCGGTTCCACCACCACGGCAACCCGGTGGCGCAGTGGTGCTTCGACAACGTCGAGGTCGCGCACCCGCGCGACAACCCGGACCTGATCCGGCCGGCCAAGCCGGAGCGCGGGGCGACCGGTAAGCGGATCGACGCGGTTCCCGCCGCATCACTGGCCGTCGGGGCGTGGGCGGTCCGCGGCAAGGGCAACCAGCAGCGCTATCGACGGGTCGTCGGCAAGGTGTCCGGCTACTGACAGGGGGAACGGTGCAGCCTGAACCCCTGAGCCCCGAGTGGTGGTTGAAGCGGCTCTACGACAGGCTGCTGCGGCAGCGGGAATGCTTCGAGTTCTACGACGCCTACTACCGCGGCGCCCCGCCGAAAATTCCGTGGCTGCCTGAGCAGGCCCGCGACGAGTTCACCCGGCTGCTGTCGTTGACGAAGGCCAACTACATGGGCCTGGTCGTCGACTCGATGGTGGAGCGGATGCAGGTCGAAGGCTTCCGTGTCGGCGATTCCATGGAGGCCGACAAGCCGACGTGGCAGATCTGGCAGGCCAACAACCTGGACTCGCTGTCGGATCAGGTGCTGTTGGAGTCGGCGATCGGCGGCAGCTCCTACCTGCTCGTCGCCCCGGGCGATGCGGTGCAGGTCTTCGCCGAACACCCGACCCAGGCCGTGGTCGAGTACGAGCCCGGTTCCCGTCGTGTGCGCGCGGCGGGGTTGAAGGTGTGGCAGGACGACTGGACGTCCAAGACGATGGCCACCCTCTACCTGCCGACGCAGGTGTACAAGTTCCAGGCGCCCAAGCCGGTGCAGGGGCAGGTAACCAAACCGCGCTGGGAGCCGCGTCAGGTCCGCGGGGAACGGTGGCCGGCGCCGAACCCGCTGGGTGCGGTGCCGCTGGTGGAGATCTCCAACAACCCGCGCCTGTTGACCGGCGGCGTGTCCGAGATCGCTGATGTGACCGATGTGCAGGACCGCATCCACAAGACTCTCGCCGACCGGCTGATGACGCAGGACTTCGGCGCGTTCCCGCAGAAGTGGGCCATCGGCTACCCGGACGAGGACGCGCAGGGCAACAAGAACCGGGTCGACATCGGCCGCAACCGGATGGTCACCTCCGACGCCGCGGAAACCGAGTTCGGGCAGTGGGACGCCGCGCCCCTGGACCCGTACTCGATGGCCAAACGGGAAGACGTCAAAGACATCGCCTCCCGCACCAGGACCCCGGCGCAGTATCTGCTGGGTGAGATGTCCAACGTCAACGGCGAAACCCTGAAGGCGTCGGAGTCGGGGCTGGTGTCGAAGGTGCGGCAGCGGCAACGCACATCCGGTGAAGGCATTGAAGACGCCATGCGTCTGGCCCGTCAGGCCGCGAACCTCGGCGGGGCGGACGAGTCGATGGAGACGATCTGGCGCAACCCGGAGTTCCGCACAGAGGGGGAGCTGGTCGACGCGTTGACGAAGATGTCCACCCTCGGCGTCCCGGAAGAGGCTCTGTGGGAGCGGTGGGGCGCTACGCAGGTGGAGATCGGCCGGTGGAAGACGATGCGCGCCGAACGCGACGAGGCCGACCCGATCGGCGCGATATCCAGGGCTGTCGGGCAGCAGTAAATGTCGGTGCTGCGGGTCGCGCAGACCCACTACCGGCGGCAGACATCGCTCGCTAGACGTGCGGCCGAGCAGTGCGCGAGGTTGTGGCGGCAGGTCGACCGGACCAACATCGGCCCGTCGTGGCGGTCACTGATCCCACAGGTGTTCGCGCTGGTGTCGGGTGCGCAGCGGATTGCGGCCACCACCGCCAGCCCGTATGTCGACGCCATCGCCGAAGAACTGGACGTCGACAGCGGGCTCAGGGTGCGTCCAGAGGCGTTCGCCGGCGCCGCGTCCGACGGTCGGCCGTTGGAAACGCTGCTCTACCAGCCGGCGATCACCGCACTACGGAAGATCGGCTCCGGGGCGGAGATCCGCAGGGCGATGTCCGCCGGGATGCTCGAACTCGACATGATCGTTCGGACGCAGGTCGCCGACGCCGGCCGCGTCGCCGACGGTGTCGCGGTCACCGCCAACCGGGAGTTCACCGGCTACACCCGGCTGCTCGTCCCACCCTCCTGCTCGAGGTGTGTGATCCTCGTCGGCCGTACGTACCGCTGGAATCAGGGCTTCCAACGGCATCCGCGGTGCGACTGCCGGCACATCCCCGCCACCGAGAACGCGCCCGACCTGGCCACCGACCCGAACGCCTACTTCGACAGCCTGTCCGAAGCTGATCAGGACAAGACGTTCACCAAGGCCGGTGCGCAGGCGATCCGCGACGGCGCCGACATCAACCGGGTGGTCAACACCCGGCGCGGCATGTACACCGCCGCCGGGAAACGCTTCACCACCGAGGCAACCACCCGCCGCGGCCGACTCCCGGGCCAGACCCGCGGGCCGCGGCTGATGCCGGAGCAGATCTACCGCGAGACGTCCGACCGCGAAGAGGCTATCCGGCTCCTGAGGTTGCACGGCTACCTCACCTGATCCACCCGCTGCCGCAACGGGAGCGGGACCTGTCCCGCAACGGGAGACCGCATGTCCGAGGAAGAGCCCGAGGTCGTCGAGGAGACCGAAACGGTCGACTGGAAGGCCGAAACCGAGAAGTGGAAGGCGCAGGCCCGCAAGAACGAAGAGCGGGCAAAGAGCAACGCCAGCGCCGTCAAGGAACTGGAACGGCTCAAGGCGTCCCAGATGACCGAAACCGAGAAGGCCGTCGCCGAAGCGGAAGCCCGCGGCCGTGCCGCCGGCCAAACGGAAAGCGGCAAGCGGCTCGTACGCGCCGAGTTCCGCGCCGCCGCCGCCGGACGCGTCGACAAGGAAGCCCTCAACGCCTACCTCGAGGACGTCGACCTGTCCCGGTTCGTGGGCGAGGACGGCGAACCGGACCTGAAGGCGATCGAGTCACGCATCGCCAAGCTCGGCGGCGCCGAGCGGCGCACCGATTTCGACGGCGGAGCCCGAACCCCGGCGGCGAAGACGCCGAACATGAACGACCTCATCCGCCGTGCGGCGGGTGTGGGCTGACCAGCAGCACCCCGTAGGCCGGGGACCGCTGCCGAGAACCAAGGAGTGATCCATGGCCTACAACAACCTCGTGTCCCGCACGGATGCGAGCGCACTCATCCCGGAGGAAGTTTCCCGGGACATGATCCGCCGGGCCACCGATGACTCGGCGACGCTGCGGCTGTTCCGCCGCGTGCCCGTCGGCCGTGCGCAGGTCCGGTTCCCGGTCCTGTCGGCGCTGCCCGTCGCGTACTTCGTCACCGGCGACACCGGTCTGAAGCAGACCACCGAGGTCAACTGGACGAACAAGTACCTCAACATCGAGGAGATCGCCGCGATCGTCCCAGTGCCCGACAACGTCGTCGCCGACGTTGAGATGGACATCTGGGACGAAATGATGCCGTACCTCGTGGAGGCGTTCTACCGGGCGTTCGACGCGGCCGTGTTCTTCGGCACCAACGCCCCGGCGTCGTGGCCGACCAACATCGCCGCCGCGGCGACCGCCGCCGGCAACGTGAACACCGAAGGCAACACCGCCGCGCAGGGCGGCTACTTCGGCGACATCGACGAAACCCTCGCCCTGCTCGAGGCCGACGGGTTCGACGCCACCGGCATCGTCGCCAACCGCACCGCCCGCGGCGCGCTGCGCGCAGCCCGCGACTCCACCGGGCAGGCCCTCGACGCCGGGCGGCTCTCCGGCGACCTCACCTCCCTGGACGGCACGCCGATCGTCTACCCGATGCGCGGACTGTGGCCCACCGGTTCGGGTGCGCCGCGGCTGTTCGTCGGCGACTGGACGAACTTCGTGGTCGGTGTCCGCCAGGACATCACCATGAAGGTCCTCACCGAGGCCGTCATCCAGGACAACACCGGCACGATCATCTACAACCTTGCACAGCAGGACATGACGGCGCTGCGGCTGACGTTCCGGGTCGGCTGGCAGGTCAGCAACCTGCTCAACTACGACCAGGCCACCGAAGCCAACCGGTACCCCGTCGCCCGCCTGAACCTCGCCTGATCGGGAGAACTGACAGATGACCGCGCCATTCGGCAAGTCCGTCCAGATGGCCGTTGCTCCCGAGTCGACGGTGGGCAACAGCCGCAACACCAACATCCACGTCGTGCAGTCCGCCGGCACAGTGTCCGCCGTCACCTACTCGACGGTCACCGCGATCACCGGCGCGAACACAAACACCCGTTCGGTGTCGCTGGTCAACAAGGGCCAGGCCGGCGCCGGCACCACCACCATCGCCACGCTGCAGTTCAACTCCGGCGTGAACACCACGGCCAGCGACGAGAAGACCATCACCTTGTCGGGGACGGCCGCGGATCTCGTCGTGGCCGCCGGGGACGTTCTGCAGTGGCAGTCCACCGCCGTGGGTACTGGTATCGCCGACCCAGGCGGTCTGGTCAACGTGACCATCGCCGCCACGTACGCCTAGGAGGCAACCGATGGTGAGCACCACCAGGGACCACCCGGAGAACAGCCCGCAGGGGCAGAAGGCCCGGCAGGACGCCACGAACGCTGACCGGTCCACGGCCGAGGTGCAGGAGCGCGTCGACCGCGAGCAGGAGCAGGGCTTCCGTGGCGTCGAGGTGGACCCGACGCCCAACGAGAACTACACCGTTCAGGGTGTGACCTCGGGTGCGCCGACGCCGGAAACCGACGACGACGCCGCCGAGCAGGCCCGCAAGGCGCAGGCCGACACCGCCCGCAAGGCGGCCGGCGTCGCCAAGAAGTAACACGGAAGGCGAGGTCCAATGGCCGACAAGTTCGCCGAACCGGAGGACCTCGCATCCCTGCTGCAGCAGGACCTCGACGCGTCCACCGCCAACCTGGTGCTGGAGATGGCCACCGCCATCATCCAGGCCGAGGTCGGTCAGCGGATCGTCCAGGTCGTGGACGACGAGATCGAGCTGGACCTGGACGGGTACGACGCGGGTCCGTACCTGTACCTGCCGGAACGTCCCGTGACCGCGGTGGATTCGGTGCTGATCGGCGCCACCGCGGTCACGGACTACTCGGCGCAACTGTCTCGGGGAAGCCTGTGGCGGGCCGACGGGTGGCGTTCGACGCTGGTCGGCTACTTCGACCAGCCATCCACCGTCACTGTCACCAACACCCACGGCTACCCGGTCGGGCATCAGAAGCTGCAGCTCGCCCGCAGCATGTGCCTGTCGTTGGCGAAGGGTTTCTACGCCAACCCGTCCGGCGCGGTGCGCGAGGCGATCGACGACTACCAGGTGGCGTACGAGGCGATGGCCTCGCAGGTCACCGAGTTCATGTCCAAGGCGCTGCGCAAGCAGTACGGCCGGCCACCGGGCTCCGTCCCGCTGGTCGTGTCCCGCGCGTACAGCGTGCCCGTCCCGTGAGGAGCGCCGATGGCAGTCCTGCACATCGATGACGAGTACGGCCCGGACGGCTCGCTGGGCATGACCCTGGCCGTGGACGACGGGCCGATGCGCGAATCCGGCCCGTCGTTCAGCGGCGCCGGGAAACTCGCCGGGATGATCCCGTTCACGTTCGCCGGCACCGGTCCGGAGCGACGCGGCGACTTCGGTATGCCCGAAGCTGACGGGTGGGAGGTCGAGCTGGTGTCGGCCGACTACGTGGCCGGTACGGCCCGGTACATCGCCCGGCCGGAATGACCACGTTCACCGGCCGTCTCCGGTTGGCGGACGGCCGGCAGGTCAGCTACTCGGCGCAAGCCCCTGCGAAACTGCTAGTCGGCTGGTGTCCGCCCGACTCGACCGTTGCGCAGCTCGGTCCCATGCTGGCCAAGTTTCCCGGCACGAAGCTGGTACGGCTGTACTCCAAGACGACCCTTCCGTCGTGGACGTCAGGGATCCTGCCGATGGTCGGTGCTGATGTGACGTTGCACGTCTCGTTCAAAACGTGGCCGGTCAACGTCGCTGGATGGCTCACCTCGAGACCGACGAACCGGCGGACTCCGTTCTACCTGACGTTGGATCACGAACCGGAACAGCAGGACTCCGGAGACCCCGCCCCGGCGGAGTACCGGGCCGAGTGGCGGGAACTGACCGCCGCGCTGGCAGGCCATCCGCGTCGCGGTGAGGTCATGCTGACGCCGGTGTACACCGAGTACGCGGCGACCCGCGGATCTCGGGCTGCGAGCTGGTACGGCGACTTCGGTGTCGTGTCCGGGTTCGACGGTGTGGACACGGTCGGGTTTGACATCTACAACAACTCCACCCAGGCGTACCGGACCGCGTCGAACATGTTCGGCTTCGCCCTCGCGCATGCACGGCAGCACGGCAAACCGCTGGTGGTGGCCGAGTGGGGCATTGAGCGGATCGCGTCGGACGACACGGGCTCGCTGTGCGCGCAACGCATGCGCGAACACGCCACCTACTTCGCCGCACAGCCGGAAGCCCGCGCGCTGGCTTGGTTCTACCGGGGCGGCGACAACCTCGACACCCGGGCGCCGGAGAAGAAGGCGCTGACGGACCTCATCGCGCAGTACGGAGGCTGACATGGCTGTAGGGTTCGCCGCGGCGACCGCTAACGCGATCCTCGACGCGCTGTGCCGCTCCGTCGCATGGTCCGAACCCGCAGAAGTGTGGATCAAACCGCACGTAGGTGACCCCGGCGCCGCCGGCACCTCGAACGCGGCGGCGGAAACCACCCGCAAGCAGGCCACCTTCGGCTCCGCCGCATCCGGTGGGGCCATCGCCAACACCGTCGCGCTGACCTGGACGGGCGTGTCGGGCAGCGAGGACTGGACCCACTTCTCCGCCTGGGACGCCTCCACGTCGGGGAACTTCCTGTTCTCCGGCACCGTCACCCAAAACGCACTCGTCTCCGGTGATACGGCCACCTGGGCTATCGGGGATTTGGACGTCTCACTCGGCGTCGCCAGCTAGACGGAGGTGACCCGTGGCGGTCACGTTCGTCGGCGCCACCAACGGCAGCACCGGATCAGCCACCGCCACCTCACTTGCCACGAGCTTCCACGGGTCGTGGGCGGCCGGCGACGTAGCGATCCTGTCGACCCACTACGGCGGCAACTCAATCACCGTCAACTCCGGGATGGGCGACTGGACCGCCATCGACGGCGTCACCAACCCGCAAACCCAGGGCACCGCTAGCAGGGCGAACTTCTGGTTCCGGGTCCTGCAAGGCGGCGACGGCGCGCCGACGATCGGCTACTCCGGGTCGATCACCGGCGGATGGACGATGACCATCCACCGCGGTGTCGCCTCGGGTGATCCGATCGGCCAATCGGGCGTAGCGTCAGCATCCGCCACCTCAGTCAACATCTCGTCGCTGACCGGGGTGCTGAACGGCTCAGCGCTTGTCGTGCACCTGCACGGCCGGGTCGCTTCAGGCACCATCCCGAACGGGTGGACACCGCCGGGCACGTACACGGAGCCGACGTCCGGGGATCACGCGACGAACCGGACCACCGGCAACCAGAACGTGCGGATGGCCGCCGCCTACCGTCTCATCTCGAGCGCGGGGAATTACGGCGGGGACACGTTCACCGTCACCAACAGCATCACCTCGAGCATCGTGGCGTTGCACGCCGAGCTCCTGTCGGCGGCGGCAACGGTCACCGGCTCCGGTGCGGCGGCGTTCGCGCTCACCTCCACCGCAGCCGGCACCAGAACAACGAGCGGTACCGGGTCGGCGTCGTTCACCCTGACAGCTACAGGGTCGGGGACGGTGTCGTCGCCGATGGCCGCCCTGGTCGACGACTTCGACGACGATTCGATCGACACAACGAAATGGCCCGCCAACTACGGCTCGGTGGCGGAGACGGGCGGGCGGGCCCGCGTCGACTGCGACACCGGCCAGTGGTCCGCCTACAAGTCCGGCTCCGTCTACCACCTGGCTGGCTCGCACGCGTTGGCGCGCATCTACCCACCGTCGGGTGGGGCGTCGGACGGGGCGTACTGCTCCCTGCTCGTCACCTCGAG